ACAGTACATAAAAACCCTTTAGCAATAGGAACGAAGCGAGGGAATAGTGTTACATATAATGTACATTGTATATTATAAGCAACATAATGTCGACGTAGGTTGGGAAAGGTCAGAGCCCATTGTACTTTGTGTATAAACAATTACCTACTCCAATGTCTTGGCTGGTGCAGACTCACATGAAGCGCATTTTTAAGATTAGACGGGACCGTAACAGGTTCCGTCTGACTGAAACAATCTACATGAAACTAAAACATTATTACATTCGTAATAATGCAATAATAGTATCATCTTACTTACTTCTATCAACATACGTAGTATGATTAGTTTGAGCGTTAGCGAAAACTTGTATGAACTTGTTCATACACTACTAGTTAAGTAATATCATTGATAAATAACTTTAATACTATTAAGGATTAGTCACGGATGAAAATATATCATATAACAGAAGCTCCTAGAGTCGAGCCAACAGTTGGTAAAGGTACGCCACCAAGTAATAGTGGACCAAAACTTAATGCTCCAAAAGCAGCAAGTACTACAGGCGGTAAACCTTTAAAAGGACAAAGTCTTAAATTAAACGGTGTAAACTATCAATGGAAAGGTGCGTCGTGGATTGTTACTGATACATCTGAATTTAAAGGAAAAAATCCTCCTAAAATGGGCGCAATGGCAGATAGTAATGCTAAAGAATTACTTAATCAAAAAGCAGCTAAAATAAATGGCGGCAGTGTTAAGCCAACAAACACAGCACCTAAAACAGATGCTCCTAAAATAGATACTCTTAAACCTGATGCTGATGACGTTAAGCCAAAGCCAAAAGTAAACAAAGCTAAGTTATCATTTTTGTCAAAGACTTTCAAAGCACTTAAGATGGGCACATTAACTCAACTAATTTTTTCAGCACAATTTCTTACTTTACAATCTGACAAATATATAACTTATATAGAGAACCAAGTTAATAAAGGCGAGCCTATTGATGTTGCAAACGATCCAATATTAAAAAGAATTAGATATGATGTTGCAGAACATGGCGTAACTGCATTAATGGCTTTTTCATTAACGGTTACTGCCGGCGGTGTTGCTGCTACAAGAATTATTAGAGCTATTGGTCTTGCATCTGCAACTTTTCCTGGCGCTGGATGGATCGCAGCAGCAATTGCTGGTGCTACATGGCTTGGAGTTGGATACGTAACTCAATTAGTTGCTGGATGGTTATCCAGTCGTGCATTTGCAGAAGGTGTTGTAGACTTTATGATAAAAGGTCCATTTAGTCCTCAACACGTACATGATTACATTAAGTCTTATGCTAAACTGATGAATAAACCAGTACCAGAATCAATAGAATCACTAGAAGAGTCAAGCGAAAGTACTGTTAACTTTGCATCTATTGGTAAAGAACTTATGGATCCAAAATTAAAAGCAGCACTTGTTAAAGCTAAACAAAAAGGTGCAACTGGTAAAACTGCTATAAAAGTCTTAGATAAAAGACTAGACTTAGCTATATAAGAGGCATTCTAGTTTTTTCAGTTGTTTCAATATTTTCTTTAACAATCTGATTTAATATCTCCATATCTTCTGGAGTTATTTTATACATTAAATCGTCATACGTAAACGAGCCACGCATATACCATCCTAGTCGATATCTAGAATCTTTAATTTGTTTTGTCTCTCTTTCTAAATCGTCAGCTAGTTGGATTATATCAGGTTCCGAGAGTTTAACGAGCTGACTCCGAAAAAATTTGAATAATCAATATCCAAATTAGTTTTATACTTATTTTTACATTCTTCATTTTGGCACTCAACATCAAATAATGGAAAGTTCCATTTTTGTGTAAGTTCAAAAATCTTATCTTTTAGTTTTGAATAAAATTCTGCATCAGAAGTCTTAATAAAATTACTAACTTCGGTTACATCTGTTTCAATTTCTCCGTCTTTAGATATAGACTCAATGTGTGATACTGCAAGATCTAAGTTTAATGTTGCAGTTCTAGCATATACATCTTGCATTAGTTTTTCTAAATCTAAAGCATTTTCTTCAGTACGTTCCAATTGTTGTAATTGCCATAGTTCTCGTTGTAATTTATAATTCTGCATACTAAAATTTGTAGTTTGCTCATATGTAATAGGACGAATGTGAAATACAAAATCTCCTGTTTCAAATGCAAATTCCAATGGATAGTCAGTAAATCCTTCTAACAACTTTCCTAAGCTAATACTACTTTCGTTTACATTAGTACATTTGGGGCAAGTAGTGTTAGCTGGCATTTCGTCGCCGTATGTTGATATCCTCATACTAATAAGAATAAAATCAATATCATACCCTACTAGTTGCCAAGGGTCTAAGATATTTGGGATACAACTTTTTATTACATCTGCAGTAGCTTTTCCAGTAAACAATGCATCAGGAGTTTTAAATAAAATCTCATCCATTGCATTCATGCCGAATACTGGTAAACTATTAGGTTGTTCGTCTTGCAGAATGTCTTTGTTGTACCATTTGCCTTTACTTGGAAGATCTACAAAGAGTTTAGGCTGTCTTTGATGGTTTTGTAAAAAACTGCTCATATTATAATCCTGCTAAATATATACATACAAATATTTATATCAGATATTTCTAAAATTAGTAGAACTGGAAATTAATCTATGGCATTAGATCCAAATGAGTTAAACCAAATAGTAGGAGCCATTAAAGAAGGCTTTAAGCAATCAGGCGGCAACTTCCAAGGTAGCAGCAGCGGCGGAAGCAACACTGTAGGTCGAGCAACAAAACTAGCCGGTGATGCTGTTAAGGACGGCGGAAAAGCATTAGGAATGGCTCTTGCTCAAGGTGGCGGAAAAGTTTCTGATTTCTCAGAAACAATTTCTAAAAGTCTAGGCCCCCTTGGTGCTGCATTTAGCGGCATTGTTGGATATATTGATCATACTAATAGTGCATTTCAAGGATTGAGCAAAGTAGGTGCTGGTTTCAACGGAGACCTAGGGAGATTAAGAATAGCTGCTGCTGATACTCGAATGGGATTTGATGAATTTGGATCACTAATAGGAAATAACACACAAATGTTAGCATCTTTTGCTGGCGGTGTTAACGGCGGTACAAAGCAGTTTCAATCACTTAGCAGAGCAATGTTTGCAGACGGTGATATGATTAATGGTTTTCTAAACTTAGGATATACTGTTAATGAAGCTAATGAATTCTTAATGACAAACATGACGTTATTAAATCGCCAAGCCAGACGTGATAAAATGGGTACTGAAAGTCAAGTTAAAGCAGCATTAAATCTTGCTTCAAGTATGGACGTTATGGCAAAACTTACTGGCGATAGTGTTAAAAAACAGCAAGATGAATTAGTGGATGCACAAAGAGACGGTGCAACACAAGCCAAGTTACGTTTGTTAGAAAAGCAAGGCATCGAAGGAGTTCAAGAAGGCTTTAACACTGCTTATACAGGACTTAAAGCAGGTGGCCCTATGTTGCAAAAACTCTTCCAAGACATGACACAAACAGGTGTGCCAATGACTGATGCAACAAAAGCATTTGCAGCGCGAAATGGCGAAGCAGCAGCAATTGCTAAAAGGATGGCAGCAGTTAATAAATCGAATTTGTCTAAAGAAGAAAAGCAAGCACGGTTAACAACATTATCACAGCAAGCAGTAGCTGCCACAATGAAATCTTCAGATAGTGTGCAAAATCTTACAATAGCATCATTAGGTCAAGTTTCGGATTTTAGTAAACTTGCAGCAGACTCGTTAGAAAAAACTGGCCCAATAATAGATCAAATGAATGACTATGCTACAAAACAAGGTTTAGTATTAGGAGAAACACTTAGCTACCAAGATGCATATAAGAACATATTTAAAGAAATTAAAACTGAAAGCGAAACACAAAAAACCGGCGGAGGCGACGGCCAAGGTGCTCAACTAGCAATAAATGCAGCAACACTAGCATTAGCAGAATCAGCTTCTAAAGTTAATTTAGCGTTAGGCGATCAAATTAGTACTAATGAAAAAGTAAGTGGATTACTTTTTCAGGCGGCTCAAAAGTTAGACGCTTTTGTTAGCGGCGCAGCAACAGCCGCAGTAGGAGCGTTGACACTTGTACCAGGATCATCAAACGCACAGGGTTCCGGAAGTGTAAACGGTATGCCAAGCGGAACAGCAATTAATCAAATAAATGACAGCGATAAAAGCCAGGCAGAGAAAGAAGCGTTTGTAAACTTCTTTGGTGCAACTAATTTTGACGGCGATGCATTAAAAGTTGGTATTGTTAAGATCGACCAAGATGCAATAGCACTTAATGCTAAAAAAGGTCTTGCCACAAGAGGTGACACAGATGCTCTGCCAGGACAAAGTATCTTTGGTGACATTTGGGATTCAGTCACTGGCAATAGCAATCCTACGCCAAAGGCACTAGGCGGCGGATTTAATGCAGGCGATTTCCTTAAAGTTGGCGAACAAGGTCCGGAAACTATGATTGCAGGGTTTGACGGAGCAGTAATACCAAACATGAAACAAATGATGAATAGAATTCCTTCTATTATTGAACAACTAACTACAGGAACACAAACGTCAGAAGCTAGTAAAGCTGTAGCAGCACAGATGGGAATGAGTGGCAAAAGTGCAAACGACTTTGCAGCACTAATACAACAAGCGCAAACCACGAACGAGCTTTTATCACGCTTACTCGGGGTAAATACAGCACAAGGCCGAGTAGGTGAGAAACAATTAAAATTAGCTAGAGGCGTTGGTAATTTAATGACGGGATTAGGTAGAGCATGAGCTGGAAAAAACATTTTACACCTGTACAAACAGGAGACAACCCAAATGGCAGCTATGGACCTATAAGTGGTTCTAGTTCTGCTGGCAGGCCGGGACCTGCAAGATCAAACTATTCAAGTTACTTACCTGATGTATATGTAGGGTCGCCAAACAGAGTTGAGCGCTATGGACAATATAATACTATGGATATGGACAGTGAAGTAAACGCTGCACTTGATATCCTTGCTGAATTTTGTACACAGAAGAACAAACAAAACAGTACTAACTTTAAATTTGCATTTAATAAAAGTGCAACAAATAATGAAATTAATATTTTAGGTCAGTATCTAAAGCAATGGTGTAAACTAAACAACTTTGATACACGTATGTTTAGAACATTCCGTAACATATTTAAATACGGTGACGCAATATTCCTTAGAGATCCAGAAACTAAAAAACTGTTTCATGTTGATCCTGCAAAGCTAACACGTATTATTGTTAACGAATCAGAAGGCAAGGTACCAGAGCAGTATATTATTAAAGATGTAAATCTTAATTTTACTGAAATGGTTGCTACTACTCCGCATATTACTAATGGTAATATTACAGGGGGCGGAGGTGGTGGCTATACTACTGGCGGCGTTCGAGGAATGACAGGTAATGCACCACAGCAACAAGGATCACGTTTTGCTACAGCAGATGGTGAAGTTGCAATTGATGCAAAACATGTATTACATTTAAGTTTATCAGAAGGATTAGATAATAACTATCCATTTGGTAACAGCTTACTAGAAACTATTTTTAAAGTATTCAAACAAAAAGAATTACTTGAAGATGCTATTATTATCTATCGTGTACAACGTGCTCCAGAGCGCAGAGTATTCTACGTTGACGTAGGTAATATGCCTTCACACTTAGCAATGCAATTTGTTGAGCGTGTTAAAACAGAAATACATCAAAGACGTATTCCCAGTGCCACAGGCGGCGGAACTAATGTTATTGATAGTAGTTACAATCCGCTTTCAATTAACGAAGATTACTTCTTTCCACAAACAGCAGAAGGGCGTGGTTCAAAAGTTGAAACACTGCCAGGCGGAACTAACCTAGGAGAAATAGATGACCTTAGATATTTTACTAATAAGCTCGTACGCGGCTTACGAATTCCTTCCAGCTATCTACCTACGGGGGCTGACGATGGGGCAAGTTCCTACAATGACGGACGAGTTGGTACTGCATACATACAGGAATTAAGATTTAATACATATTGTGAAAGACTTCAAGGATTAATTGTAGAAGAATTTAATCAAGAATTTAAACGCTACTTACTTGAAAAAGGTGTTAACATAGATACAGCAATGTTTGATCTATCATTTGAAACACCGCAAAACTTTGCAGCATATAGACAATCAGAATTAGATAATGCTCGTGTACCAACATTTACACAAATGAGTGCTATTCCGTATATTTCAAACCGTTTTGCAATGATGCGCTTCTTAGGCATGAGTGAAGAAGAAGTTGCACAAAATGAACGTTTATGGAAAGAAGAAAATGACGAGACTCTTAACACCGGCGGAGAAGATGCAAGTGCAGAAATGCGCGGCGCAGGTATTAGTAGTGCAGGCATTAGTGCTGACATCGATGGTGCAGAAGATATTCTTGCAGATGAAGGCGAACCAGAAATAGGTGGAGAAGCACCTCCACCAGAAACAGCAACAGGAGCAGCACCAGCAACGGCTCCATCAGCAGGCGGTGGCGCAGCAACAGCGCAAACGATATAAATACAATATGATACTACGTGAACTATTTTACTTTGATAAACAAACAGGCGAGTCTAATGAAGACGATCGTTACGATCCTCGTTATGACGACAGTGTTGTTAAAATGAACGACACTCGTAAGACACGTCTTACTTTGAGCCAAATTAATCGTGCAAGGAAAGCAAGTGAACTACATACTACTGAGAAGGCTGGGGAACTAGACTTTATAAGACAAATGTATGGAATCGCAGCGCAAGCAGCTGAAATGTAAAATTAATGGCAAAAATAGATAAGAGTTTATATACAAAAGATCAGTATAGGGCTCTTAAAGCCAAACGTAAAGCAGACAAACTGCGAGCAGCACAAGCAGAGTCTCATACACTAACAAACGAAATACCACCAATAATAAACACAAATACTGCTTTTGTTCTGGGCAATGGAACTAGTAGATTATCTATATCTCCAGAACATTTAAAGCAAGTAGGAAAAGTATACGGCTGCAATGCTTTGTACAGAAGTTTTTGTGCAGACTACTTAATTGCAGTTGACACAAAAATGATAGTTGAAATTAACAAAACTGGCTATCAAAGAAAAAATCAAGTATGGACTAATCCTAATAAACTTTTTGAACGAATGGAAGGTTTTAATTTTTTCCAACCTAGCAAAGGGTGGTCAAGTGGACCAACTGCATTATGGTTAGCTAGCCAGCACAATTATACAACTATCTACATATTAGGTTTTGATTACAAAGGCAATAATGAAGGCAAACACTTTAATAACATATATGCTAATACTGAAAACTATAAACGTAGTGATGATACTGCAACGTATTACGGTAATTGGCTACGGCAGACTAAAAAAGTTATTGAAGAAAACCCCAATATACAGTACATAAGGGTTATAGCAGCTGATAATATTATTCCACCCGAGCTAAATAATATTGTTAATTTTAAACATATTACGGTAGATATATTTGAAAAAATGTATTCTCTCCCATAAATGGTTCGTTTTGAGCCTATTATCATGCCATAATCCTTATATATAGTAAATACAACTGACAGCCTTACCATAGGTATATAACTTTTACAGGAGAAGATAAAATGGCAACTCAAAATAAATTTGAACAAATGCTTGAAAAACTTGTCAATGAAGACAAGGCAGGAGCAGAAGAACTATTCCACGAGATTGTGGTAGAAAAATCACGTGACATATATGAGTCACTACTAGAATCAGAACTAGACGACGAAGCAGTTGAAGAAACAACTGACGAAGAAGTTGAAGAAACTACAGATGAAGAAGTAGAAGAAACAGCTGACGAAGATCTAGACGAGTCAGATGATGACGCAGAACTAGACGAAGACTTTAACTTAGACGAATTTGAAGTTGAAGCAGATCCAATGGATGCTATGATGAAAGACATGGAAGTAGACGGCGACGAAGGCGAAGCTGATATGGACATGGACGACGATGGTGAAGAAGGCGATGTTGAAGATCGTGTTGAAGACCTAGAAGATGCATTAGACGATCTAAAAGCAGAATTTGAAAAAATGATGGCTGGCGATGATGATGATGATGAAGACGGCGAAGAAGCCGGCGACATGGACATGGATATGGACGCTGAAGAGCCAGAAGAAGAAGCAATTGCTTTTGAAGCAACTGACGAAGAAGTTGAAGAAACTACAGATGAAGAAGTTGAAGAAACTACAGATGAAGAAGTAGAAGAAGCTAACAAATCTGAAGCAGAAACAATGCGTGAGTATGTAGAAAAAGTAAATGCAACAATGGGTGACAATGGTGCAAACACTAAGTCATCAGTAGCAACGCCAAACAACATGGGCGGCGATGCATCAAACTTAGTACAAGGCGGAGAAGCTGACACTAAAGGTACAACAGGCGGACTAGCTGCAAACACTTCTAAAGAAGATAATGCAGGTAACGTTAACGTACCAGGCGGTAAAGCATCAAAGTCACTAAAAGGTACTAAAGGCCATGGCGCAGAGAAAAAAGGCGCTGGCGAAACTGCTGACAACAAGAAATCAACTGTTGGCAAATAAGTAAGGACTAAGGATGAATACTTTAAGAGAACACCTAAGTTTCGACCAAGCGAAAATTGTCGTTGAGTCTGCTAACGAAGGAAAAGACTTGTACATGAAAGGTATCATGATACAAGGCGGAGTACGCAATGCTAATCAGCGTGTGTATCCTGTAAACGAAATTGGCAGGGCTGTCAAAACTCTCAGCGAACAAATTGCTGGTGGTTACAGTGTTCTTGGCGAAGTTGATCATCCAGAAGGCCTTAACATAAACTTAGACCGTGTAAGTCACATGATATCCGAAACTTGGATGGACGGTGATAACGGTTATGGTAAATTAAAAATACTACCTACCCCGATGGGACAATTAGTTAAAACAATGTTAGAAAACGGAGTTAAACTAGGAGTTTCATCGCGTGGTAGCGGTAACGTATCAGAAGACGGTAGCGGCAACGTTAGCGACTTTGAAATTATTACAGTGGACGTAGTGGCTCAGCCTAGCGCCCCTGGAGCATATCCGACACCAATCTACGAACATTTAATGAATGCACGTGGTGGCATGGCGGCATATCAAATGGCACAGGCAACAAGACAAGACCCCAAGGCACAAAAATACTTAAAAGAATCTCTGATTAATATAATCAGCAGACTCCAATAAAAGGAGAAAAAAATATGTTGGAAGCACTTAAAACACTTTTTGAAAACGATGTAGTTTCTGAAGAAGTACGTGCAGACATCGAAGGAGCATGGGAGCAAAAGATTCAGGAAAACAAAATGCAGGCAACTGCTGAGTTACGTGAAGAATTTGCTAAAAAGTACGAGCACGATAAATCAACTATGGTTGAAGCTATCGACTCTATGATCTCAGAACGCCTTGCAGAAGAAATTGCTGAGTTTGCAGAAGATCGCAAACAACTAGCTGAAGCAAAAGCAAAATACGGAGTAGCAATGCGTGAAAATGCAGATCTACTAAAGCGTTTTGTTTCTGAGTCACTAGTAAAGGAAGTTTCAGAACTGCATGAAGATCAAAAAGCAATTGCTGATAAATTCAGTATGCTCGAGAACTTCATCGTTGATGCACTTGCAAATGAAATTGCAGAATTCCACGAAGATAAAAAGGATTTAGCTGAAACTAAGGTAAAACTTATCAAAGAAGCTAAAAATAAATTTGCAGAAGTTAAAACTAGCTTTATTGCAAAGAGTGCAGCTAAGGTATCATCTATTGTTGAATCAACTCTTACTAAAGAGATTGGTGCATTAAAAGAAGATATTCAATCTGCACGTAGCAACGATTTTGGTCGTAAAATGTTCGAAGCTTTTGCTTCAGAGTATGCAACAAGTCACCTGAATGAAAATTCAGAAACTGCAAAACTAATGCAAGTTGTTGCTGCAAAGGACAAACAACTAGCCGAAGCTAAAGCATTTGCTGTTAAAGCAAAAGAATTAGCAGAATCTAAGGATCAAGAAAACAAGCGTATAACAGCAATAGCTGAACGCAAAAACAGACTTAATGATTTAATGATGCCGTTGAATAAAGGGCAAAGAGAAATCATGACAGATTTACTGGAATCAGTACAAACCGATAGACTACAAAAGTCTTTTGATAAGTACCTCCCATCCGTAATTGATGGAAATACTCCGGCAAAGAAGGCAGTCTTATCAGAGGCAAAAGAAATCACAGGCAACAGAGACAATACTACAAAAACAAACACTAGTTCAATGCAAGATGATAATGTCGTTGACATTCGTCGTTTAGCTGGTTTAAAATAAGGAGAAAACTATGTCGGAACTACTAGAAAGCCGCTGGTCTGATACAAAAAACGCACTTCTTGAGGGTCTACAGGGCACTAAGAAAGCTGTTATGGCAACTACACTTGAAAATACACGCAAGTATTTAAGTGAATCTGCTGGAGCAGGCGCAACGTCAGCTGGCAATGTCGCAACTCTTAACAGAGTTATTTTACCGGTCATCAGACGTGTAATGCCAACCGTTATCGCTAACGAGTTAGTTGGTGTTCAGCCTATGACAGGCCCAGTGGGACAAATCCACACACTAAGAGTTCGTTATTCGGACACTTTTAACGCAGGTGCATCAGGTGCAACTGCAGGTGAAGAAGCACTTTCACCATTCAAGATTGCTGAATCTTATTCAGGCGCAACAACTGGTAAAGCTGCAAGTACAGCAGCACTAGAAGGTGAAGCTGGTAATAAACTAAGCATCCAAATCTTGAAGCAAACAGTAGAAGCAAAATCACGCAAGCTATCAGCTCGTTGGACTTTTGAAGCTGCTCAAGATGCACAATCAATGCACGGCATTGATGTAGAAGCAGAAATCATGGCAGCTCTTGCACAAGAGATCACTGCTGAGATTGACCAAGAAGTATTAGCTTCTTTAGGTTCATTAGCAGGTAACGCTGGTTCAGTTTACAACCAAGCAACTGTTAGTGGTACTGCTACTTTCGTAGGTGATGAGCATGCTGCACTAGCAGTACTAATCAACCGCGAAGCAAACAAAATCGCACAGCGTACACGCAGAGGCGCAGGTAACTGGGCAGTGGTATCACCATTTGCACTAACAATCCTACAGTCTGCAACTACAAGTGCATTTGCACGTACAACAGAAGGTACATTTGAAGCCCCAACTAACACTAAAATGGTTGGTACATTGAACAACGCAATGAAAGTATATGTAAACACATATGCAGCTGATGCGTCTGACATTGTTATTGGTTACAAAGGTTCAAGCGAATCAGATGCAGCGGCATTCTATTGCCCATACATCCCGCTAATGAGCTCAGGCGTTGTACTAGACCCAACATCATTCGAACCAGTTGTGAGCTTCATGACACGTTACGGATATGTTGAGCTAAACAACACTGCATCGTCTTTAGGCAACGCAGCTGATTACCTAGCAAAAGTTGACATGGCAACAAATGCTGCTAACGTAAGTTTCCAGTAAACTTTAGTTTAATAGCAAAAGAAAAGGGCACTTCGGTGCCCTTTTTTATGACTTTATTTTAAGAGCCCTAGTATTAATTTGTTAGAGCTCTTTTCTCTTTTGTGATAAATACTTATGTCGTAAATCGTGCCGTGTTTCGCGGACTTATGCAGAACTGACCCACTGCGTAAACCTAGAACGTTTTAAAGGAGATAAACAAATGGGAAGACCACTTAATAAAAGATTTTTCGGAGAGCCAACAGCAGATGGTACCGAAA